GGAGGCAAATACGTGCTCTTTTTCGCTCGATGTTTTAAGGGTAAAACCTCTGAGGCCCGTTAATTTGGTACCCAAAATCTGAATCGAAACATCTTTCCAGGCGCACTCACTGGTGCTTATAATAGTTTCTGCCATAGCGGTATTAGTTTACGCTTGGTGCTGCCAAGCCAAGATCTACGTCGATAAAGGTTTTGTATCCAAGTGGCTGCAAGCGCAGTTTCACAGTAAGCGTTTCGGTTGCCGTAATGTTCTGATTTGGATTGATGCTCACAATCAGTTGGCTGAATTGTCCGGCCATGCCCAGGTTAATTTGTTGCTTGATGGTAGTTTCAAGGGCAGCAAGTGCCAGTGAATCAATTTTACCTTCAGCATCAATCTCCACTTCGCCTTCCAGCTCTTCAATGTACACAGCAGCGGCAATAATAGCGGCTTTGTCAATTACACGGCCATAGGCCATGCGTCGGTAATCGTCGGTGCTACACATGCGGTCAATACCGAAATAGTAGCCAGCCTTGCCCGGATGCTTCATAAAGCTCACAAAGCCTTGGCCATGCAAAGCCGAAATACGGGCATTTGAAATAGAGCGTTCGCCATCTTTCTTACCAATGTATTCGTCTCCAATGTAGCAGTCAGCAATAGACAGCGGACCGTTTGCCACCTTACCAGGCTTAATATGGGCCCCGTACTTGCAAAGTCGTCCAAGGAAAGCACCTACCGAGGCTGATCCGTCGTTCAATGTTCCACCAACCAATACAGCAGCATATCCGTTGCTCAATGAGCTTGCCACAAGCGTATTGGTTACATAGTCGCTACCTCCTGCAAAGTCGGTTACGGTACCAGCGGTGGTACCCGTTACCACAATCGAAAGTGTGTAGTCGTTTGCCGCTGCACCTTTTCTAACTGGACGAACCGTTACTGTACTACCCGAAACAGTAGCTGTATAATCGGTGGTACCGGTAAGAGCAATAATGGCAGCTCTCAATCCAGCTGCTACCATGGCGGTAGTATCAGAAGTTTGCACCGTATAAGCACCGATGGTAACAGGGCTTACACCACCTTCATCCACCCGTGCAGTAATGGTATTTCCATTAGTTCCGGCAGTTGCTACCAATATGGTACCAGTAGCCGGGGTGTCAAAATTTGCAACACGACCCTCTACCACAATGCGTAGCGGAATAAGCGCTGTTACGCAAGCTTCCGCAAATGTTTTGGAGGCAAGTACCGCATCTTCCACATCGTCGTCAAACATTCCTGTTCCTGCATTATAGCCAGAGTCCGGAGTCCGGAAAACAGAAAGCAAACGCACACGACCTTGTGCGTGATCACGCAATTTAATCGCACCGTTCAGGTTCGTGATATCCAGCATGTCGGCCATGGTCATAGTATCAGGCACCAGCATGATATGCGCTTCCATGGTTCCACCCACTTCAGCATAAAATTCCTTCAGGTGACGGTGTGCCGTTGGTTCGTCGTCTTCGGTAATTCCAAGCTCTTCAGCTTCCGCAAGAGAGAAAATAGTTTTAGGCTGTCCAAGGAGTGCCGGAGTTTCTCCAGTGCCTACAAATCCTGCAATACCATCAAGCACTCCTACTTCTGCAAGCAGGTTGCCATTGGCATATAGTATGGAAACGTGTGGTAAGCTCATGGGCTTATTATTATTTTAAGGGTCGTACTTATTTTTTCGCTTCTGCTTTGGCTTTCTTTGCTGCGTCTGCTTCCGCTTTGGCTTTCTTTGCTGCGTCTGCTTCCGCTTTGGCTTTCGCCTTTGCTTCGTCCGCTTCCGCTTTGGCTTTCGCCTCTGCTTCGGCCGCTTCCGCTTTGGCTTTCGCCTCTGCTTCCTCTGCTTCTGCCTTAGCTTTCGCCTCAGCTTCGTCCGCTTCTGCCTTGGCTTTCGCCTCAGCTTCGTCCGCTTCTGCTTTGGCTTTCGCCTCAGCTTCCTCCGCTTCTGCCTTGGCTTTCGCCTCAGCTTCCTCCGCTTCATCTTTGGCCATCGCTGCTTTGTATTTCGCCTTTCGCGCTTCCTCCTCTTCGGTTCCTTCCACAATCATTCGATGGTGAGTTTTTACCGTTTTGTTTTTGAGGCTTCCAGCATGTGCAGTAGCCTGGTGCTCTACGGAAAACAAAAGCTCGTCAGCAGTAGAGAACACCACGGATGCCTCCTTGCGGCGGCTGAAAAAGGATTGTATTTTTTTATCTAGAGACATGGTATTACCAGTTTATCGGAGATTCCCACTCCTTTGGATGAAAATGTGTGTAGAACGGCTTTCCCTTTGCATAATACTCCGGGCACACGTCCACATGTATGAAGGTTTGATTGGCGCTCAAATATTGCTCAGTGCCAATGCGTATTTTAATTCCCAGTTGGTTGGCTACTTCACGAAGTGTTTTAGCCCATTGCCTTGTTTGTTCAGGCGTTTTTGTGTCAATATCAGCGGCCATCTTCACCACGTGAGGTGAATACTTGGCGGCTTTTAACCCATCACGATGAAGCTGTGCTTGCTTGGCATCATTGCGGTTGAAGGAGTTTATGATTACCGGACTCTTTACTTTTTCTCTAAAAGAGTCTAGTACTTTAATTAGCAGCTCATTTACTACCAGCTGTCCGTATTCTTCTAAGTCCTGTGCTAGCTTTGGATCGCGAAGCGAGAAGTATTTTCCTACCTGGTCACTGCCTGGCTCAAGACCGTATTCGGCTTGCCATTCTGCGAGCGCTTTTATATCGCCTCGCGATCCAATTACTAGTACTTTCATTTTAAATAAGATTTATAGACCCGCCACATTCCGTATCCAAGCGCAAGGAGCAGTATAAACCACCACCAGAATCGGGAAGAGGCAACGGGTTGGGTATCTCTTTTTTTTTCACTAGCTCGCTGGTACCAGAGCTGTCTGAGCGCAAAATATCAACTGTATTGAGTGCCGTTTCTGTGGTCTGTTTTTGTACCGTTCGGTTTTTAGTGTTGCCTTTGGTTTTGCTTTTTATATTCACCCGCAAACCACCATTATCCGTTCGCTCCAAGCTGGTAGTAATTTCCATACCTCCCGATTCAATTACCTGGCTTTCTTGGTTTGTAATTTCGTTTTCAGTAAATGCTACCGAAGCAATAAGACTATCCGCAGTGGGAGCACTTTCGGTAATTACCTCCGAGGTTGTTTTTACAAACGAATCCGAGGCCTTTACTACTTCCTTCTTGGTTTCTGTGCTGGCAGAAGATACCAGCTTACTGGTGCACGAGGTCAGAGCCAACAGCCCTACCATAAATGCAAGGATAAAACGTTTCATAGCGAAGAGTTAATTTTAGATTTGATTTTGTCGATCCAGAAACTTTTGCTTTTGCCCTGTATCACGGCAATGTTTTCCAATATGCTCAGCACGTTTTCGATTACAATCTGTACCACCAAAAACACGTGGAGCCATTCAAATATTCCTGCGGCTACTGTACTTCCCCGAGCCTTAAAACTTTCAAAGAATACATTGGGTACCAGAATCAGCACCAGATAGCAAGCAATTTTAAAGGTGAACCTGGACAATCTGCGGCTGGTAAAATCTTCCTTCTTTATTTTGCTTGCATAAGTACCACTGGCAATTTCAAGCACCATAATCAAGAATAGAGCGGCTACAGCTATGGCATCAACGCCAAACAATCGGTCTACCCAGGTAAGGAATACACTCAGCCCAAAAACTACAAACACCAAGTTGTATTTCAGTGTTGGCATCAGGGAGTGTATAAAATCACCCATTCCTTCAAATTCAAAGCTTTGCAATAAGCTGTATGTTGCGTCTTTCAGGTACTTCATGCTCTTTTTAGTTAGGCATAGTCTTACGGGGCTATGCCATGGGGGGTGTATGTTTTAAGCCTTAGCAACCAATTTAATTACTCCCATGCCGCCATTGCGACGTACACGGCCACCCATGCGAACAAGCGCTGAGTAAATGTCACCGTAGTACAATGGGTTTCCTTCGTCCTGGAACAATTCGATTGTTCCTTTGGCACGGGCTACAGAATCCTTTTGGTAAAGAATAGAGCACACGTTGTCGTCTTCTCCAATCTCAGCGCCAAGAGCATTGATGGCATCAGCAGCACCCGAAATAGCTACCGAGCTGCGGGTTTGGATATTGAATCCTTCCCACTTCCCAAGCACACCTTCCACTGGGTTTGCATAGGCACTAAAGTCCTTGTATCCGTTGGCTCCAAGTGAAGAACACAACTGATCAAACATATTTTCCTCCAATACCGCAAAACGGTCGGTTTTCAATACGTTTTGTTTGTTGAAGTACTTTTTGGCACGTGCAAGATCCGAGTAGTGAAGCGTCTTTCTGGTTCCAACCATTCCGTCTTCAATGTCTTCCGAAGTATCGGCACCAGAGGTATAGATTACGTGACCAGCGCCCGAAAGCCACTTGATCAGGATATCGTCACCAATAGTTTCGGCAAGGCCGTTTACATGGTCAAGCATTACGCTGTCCATTTTCGAATACGAGAGCTCGTATTTATCCGCATTTACGATATGCGTTGGATCGGTGGTGTACTCGTCCAATACATACGTTACATCGGTATCAGTTCTACGCACTGCGGTAGCAGGATACGAAGAGCGGTTTTTTACCACTACAGGTTTGGCACCTGGTTGTGGGATGTGAACAACAGAGCCCGCAAGCACATATTGATCGTCGTTGTAAGCATTAGCCAAAAAGCCGTTTGCCTTTTCCAGACGATTAAGGATGTAAGGGACCCATATTTCCTGTTTTACTGCCATAGCTGTATATGAATAAGGGTGAGATTAAACGTAGTCTTTGCCAAAAGCCTCTTTGTATTTGGCCTTAAACACCTCTGGGTGTTTCGCCTTAAGGTTCTCAAGCAGATCCTTTTCAGCCAGCTGTTCCCAGCTAAGCTTGAGCACATCAGCGCTAAGAGCATCCGTTGCGGCCCCTTCAATTTGACCGGCAACCGATTTGTACACAGGCATGGAATCCACAAGGTCTTTCAGCTCAGAGGCTGGCTTACCAGCAAAAGAAACAGCAAGCTTTTCTTTTACTTCTTTGGTGAATTTGCCCGCTGCAAGTCCAGCTTCAAGAATGGCCTCATGTTCTTTTTTGGCTGTGTCGGCCTGTAAGTCATTGAGTTTCTTCTGAAGGTCGTCCACCTTGGCTGCTTTGGCTGCAAGGTTGGCAATAGCAGCATCTACCTCAGCGTGCGTAGGTGTTGCTGACAAATTCAGCAGCGCTAGCGTAGCGGCTGAAATAATAGGTTTTTCCATTTTGTGAGTCAGTTTAGTGAAGTCCGAAAGATTAAGCTCGTTCTGATCCTGATCATAGAGTTTTTGGAGGGCATTGTAATTGCCAGGAATATCCACAAGGCTAGCTTCACGGTTATACCATTTCAATGCAGTTGGGCCAATTTGTCCGGGCAGTTTGTGACTTGGGTCGTCACTCAATTCAAGAACAACAATGTGTCCTACCGAAGCGGCATTCAAAAAACCGTCTTCAATTTCGTTTACTGTTTGCTCAGCCCTTGGGTGGCTCATGTTAATTACAGGCTTACCATAAACGGCATCACCTTCAATTCGCAAATCATCCCAGCGTAGCAAAACGCCCGCTTCACGGTCGTGCATGTGGTAGCCTATCGGATTCTTGGCATATTCCGCAAGTTGGTAGCCGTTTGTCATTAGCCTGAAACTGTAAGCATTTACAGAGCTGTCGGATAACAAAAATTCTCTATCAATTTTCTTAACGGCCATCGTCTTTCGGTTTCGTTCTCGTGTGAAAGTGAAACAAAAGTGAAAGCATTTTTTAGCCCTTGCAAATTGTGTTTACATGGCTGTAATCCTTTTGCGGTGTGGCTTTCATGGCTTTGCGGTGTCATACTTTTACGATTTTTAAAGACACTTATAAGAGTAGACCTTTACCAATATGGAAACCAATAAGCTCACTATCGAAGACAAAAAATACCTCGCCAAAACGCTCTACGTTCGCGAGCAGCTCGACGCTAAAATGATATCCAAACGGATCTCTGTTTCTGAAAAAACATTATCCAAATGGGTGCACGATGGCAATTGGAAAGATCTTCGAAACCGCCTTTTAATTGGCAAAGACGAACAACTGCGGCTTATGTACCAGCAGCTTGAAAACCTCAATAAGGATATTCAGGCAAGTCCAGAAGGCTATGCCAGTACAAAACAGGCCGACATCCTTGTAAAATATGCCGCAGCCATTCGCAGCATGGAAACCGACTTGGCAATTGCCGATTTGGTAGAATCAGGCATGCGATTTATCCGATACGTGCAAAAATTTGGCAGCGTGGAGCAAGCCAAAACGTTTGCAGAAGCGTGGAACAACTTCATTCAAACCGAAATTAAAAAATGAGTGTTCGCAAACTTACCGACAAGCAAGCCCTTGCCGACTGGGACGAGTTTTGTTTTCAGATTGCAAACAGCACTCCGGTCGATACCTCCGAAACCAAGGAAGAGCAAGCAGCACGCATGCGCTTTTTGGAAGCCGAAGGCAATCAGGAAGAGTGGTTTAAATACTACTTTCCCAAGTATGCCAAGTTTGAGCCTGCCGAGTTTCACAAGGCCAGCACACGAAAAGTATTAAAAGGCTTGGTGGTAGAAAACAACGGTCGCAAAACAAGGCGTTTCTACCAAGCCCGCAGATGGGCAAGAGGGTTGTCAAAAACCACCCGACGGATGTTCGAGATTTTCTACATCAAGTTTGTCCGAAAAATGAAGGTGCAAATGCTGCTGGTTTCCAAATCGCAGGATATGGCCGAGCGCCTTTTGGATTCCTACAAAGTAAACTTCACCAGCAATCAACGCCTTATCCACGACTATGGAGTACAAGAGCGTCTTGGATCGTGGACCGAAGGTGAGTTCGCCACTCGCGATAATTGCACCTTTCGTGCAGTGGGTATTGAGCAATCTCCACGTGGTAGCAAAAATGAAGAAATGAGGGTAAACGTACTTCAGTTCGACGATATCGACGAAGACGAAGTATGCCAGAATCCCGACCGTTTGCAAAAGCGTTGGGAGCGCATCGAAAAGGCCTTTTTACCAACGGTAGACATTGCCGAGGATTACTACATATTTTTCGACAACAACATAATTGCCGAGGATGCGCTGGTGGTAAGAGCGGGCGAAATGGCCGACGATTGCGAAACAATCAACATCCGGGATGAATTCGGTAAATCCATCTGGCCAGCCAAAAACAGCGAAGCCGACATCGACTATATGCTTTCAAAGGTCAGCTATGAGTCTGCCCAATCCGAGTATTTCAACAACCCCATGAGCCAGGGCAAAACCTTCCCCGAAGTAAAATTCGGTAAGTGCCCGCCTTTAAAATCGCTTCCGTTTGTAGTAGCCTATGCCGACCCAAGCCCCTCAAACAAGGATAAACCAACGCTCAAATCCAAGGCGCACAACAGCACCAAATCCGTAGTGCTGATCGGCTGGAAGGATAACGTCTACTACGTTTACAAAGCCTTCCTCAATCATGGTACCAACGCCATGTTTATTGGCTGGCTCTATGCGCTGCGCAAATACATTGCGGGCAAAACCTTGTCGTACTTCTACATCGAAAACAATACCCTGCAAGATCCATTTTACCAGCAGGTACTAAAGCCACTTATTGCCGAAGCAGGCAAGGAAGATAAGCCCGTTTTGAGCGTATTGGAAGACAAGCGGGAAAAGCGTGACAAATGGACCCGTATTGAAGCCATGCTCGAACCACTCGTGCGAAATCAACAACTCGTGTTCAACATCGAAGAACAGGACGACGAGCACATGAAACGCCTCAAAGCGCAATTCCTTTCCGCAAAAGCTACCTCCAAGCTGCTCGACGGACCCGATGCCGTGGAAGGGGGAGTGTTCATTGTCCGCGATAAAATTGTAACCCTGCTTTCCAGCAATGCAGTGGTATTTGGTAAAAAGCCTGTCAACAGTAAACGATTTTAATTATGGCCTATCTGGAAAAAGAAGATCTGTATTCCCGCCTCTATCCCGAAATCATAGAGCAGATTACCAGGGAAGACGACACAATTGTAACACGCTGCATCAATTCGGCAGTAAACGAAGCCAAGCTTTACCTCAACCGATTCGACCTGCTTAAGCTTTTCGGAGACCAGGACACAGAGCCAGAGGTTACCGACCAAAAGCTGAAGGACATGATTGCCGATATCACTGCGTGGCACTTGGTGCGACTTGCCAACCCGAATGTAACTATAGAAATCCTTCGTATGGCTTACGAAGATACGATTAAGCTGCTCAAAGACATTCAGGCAGGTAAGGCAGATCCCGGAGCGCTTGGCTGGCCATACAAGGCCGACGACCCAGATACTACCTTCGACGAAAGCACAGGCCTTCAGTGGTATTCAAATCCTAAACGCAACCAGCATTTTTAATCGATATGGCAAGAAATACAAAAGTGGGCAATACAAACGTAAAACGCTCCGAAGCTGGCAAACAGCTGGTAATACAACAGCTTAACGTGCAGTCTGTAGACCGCAGCAAAAAGGATATTGGCAACTTTGTTACTGCCCTTCAGCATGCCGAATCCATTCACCACCCAAATCGTGTGGCGCTTTTCAATGTCTACGACAATATCCTGATCGACGGCCACCTTACCGGAATCATTCAGAAGCGTATCGATGCGGCCTGCAACAAAACAATTTTCTACAAAGACAAGGCAGGCAAAAAGATTGATGCCTTCGACGATATTATCAATTCCGAAACTTTTCAGAAGGTGATTGCCGAAATTATGCGTTCCAAGTTTATGGGCGTTTCGGGTATGGAATTCCTGCCAGGTAAGGAATTTGTGTTTGAAGAAATTCCACGCAGGCACATACGTCCGGAAAAAGGAATGATTGTTTTTGATCAATACGGGGAAAATGGCGTCGAGTATAAGGGTCTTCAAAACATCTGGATTGTAGGAGACAAAAAGGACCTTGGTTTGCTGTACAAGTGCGCTCCTTACTCCATTTGGAAACGTGGTAATATTGCCGACTGGGCTCAGTATATCGAAATTTATGGACAACCCGTCATGATTTTCAGGTACGAAGGTTACGACGAATCCGGAAAGCTGGCCGCTCAAAAGCTGGTGGAAAATGTAGGTTCAAGCCTTCGCCTTTCGCTACCCAAAGAGCTCAACTTCGAAATGCTCGACGGAAAAGCAAACAGCAATGGCGACGGTAAGCTTCAGGATAATTTCCGCAAAGCCATGAATGAGGAAATGTCGGTTATCATTCTGGGCAATACCGAAACCACCACCTCAAGCACCTCTTCCGGATACGCACAATCCAAAGAGCATGGAAAGCAACAATTGGAGATCACCAAGTCAGACATGAAGTTTTTACATGCCAAGTTGAATAACGTTCAGTTTATCAATATTCTGAAGTCCTACGGGTTTCCAGTTGTGGAAGGAGGAAGTTTTACGTTTGAAAAAGAAATAGATCTGTCAGAGCTTAAAATACGCTCAGAAATAGACAGTACCATTAAGTCAACCGGACTGCCTATTGACGACGATCATTTTTACCAAACCTACGGAATCGCCAAGCCTGCCGACTACGATGCACAGAAGGAGGCCCAGCGCAAAGCCAAGGAAAACCCGCCTGCAGATCCAAACGAAGATCCGGCAGACCCAAACAAAAAGCCAGCACCTAAGCCAGCCCCAAAACCTAAGCCCGGTAGCACTAGTAAAAAGCTGCTCGACGACAAAGGGTTTATGTTCAAACTGCGTGCCCTGGTAGCTGATTTTTTCGACCCAGCCCCCTGACAATTGAGCGCAATTTAAGGGGGCTTTCAGGCCTGCCAATTTCCGAGCTGCACAGCAGCTTATCCGATCTTTACAAGCATTGCTGTGACCACCATCACTTGCAAAACTTGTCCTTTAATCCGGACGAATATGCCGCTGCCTTGGCCGCAATGGTAGACCAAGTGTGGAACAGCAAAGGGGCTATTGATTCGGTAAACACCGAACTCACCACCCTGCTTGCCAATCAGTTCATGCAAGCGGTAAACGAGGGCTTTGGGGCCTCGCTTGCCAGCATCGACTATACTACGCCCGACTGGCAAATGCTGGCCGCATTGGAGCGCAATGTATGGCAATTTGCAGCTGCTAAGAACTACCAGCACCTTCGGGAGCTTGGGGCTGCCCTGCTCGATGAAAACGGGAACCTACGCACCAAAGCCGAATTCCTGAAAGCCGTGCTCGACATCAACGACCGACAAATGAAACGGTACTTTGAGGCAGAGTACGAGCTGGCAATAGCGGGCGCTCAAATGTCGGCCAAGTGGGTAGAAATTGAAGCGCAAAAGCACCTTTTTCCACTGCTTGAGTTTGATGCCGTATTGGATGGGCAAACCACCGACTTATGCCGATCGCTCGATGGTACATTACTGCCAATAGAGCATCCGTTCTGGAATCAGTTTTATCCACCCAATCACTTCCGCTGCCGTTCCACAGTTCGTCAGCGAAGCTCCGGAGCCATTACACCAGAAGGTAATATACCTACCAGTGAAATCCCTCCCATGTTCCGCACCAACCTGGGCAAACAAGGGCTTATTTTCCCGCCTACGCACAGCTACTATACAGATCTTCCAGCCAATGTCGGAAGCCTGAAAGCAATGCGCAAAGAGCAGCACAAAACGGCCAAACAACGCCTTACAGGCAAGGAGGTAAATGTAAAAGGATTGGGCGCTGTTTCCTTCAACCGAGATGGGTTAAAAGAGTTATTTAGTCAACCACACAGCGACTATGCGCTAAAAAATCAGCTCGCTACCATTTCCGATAAGCTGCTTCAAAACGCTACCCTGATAAGCTCCGCACCCGATACCAAAGGAGAGGCAGTAGCCTTTCATTACATGGCGGTGGCAGGCTTGCCCAATATGTTTTTGGTGATTAAGGAAGTGGCAGACGGCAGGAAAATACTCTACTCTATTGTAGATGCCATAAAATAAGAAAGCGGAGAAACCATGTTGGTTGGATTTGCAGTCCATCCCTAGTAACTCCGCTCCATACAAAGGTATAAAAAATTATGGACAACCAAAACATTGCCTTGCCAATCAAAGAAATGGAAAGGCGCTTCAAAAGCCTTATCATTCGCTTGCCTGCAATAGTAGGCAACGAAGCCCTTAATTTCTTCCTGGACAATTTCCGTCGGCAGTCTTTCCCCGGCAATACCATGCAGGTATGGCCAAGCCGCAAAAATCCAAACAAGTGGGGCAAGGTAAAAAGACCAGGCAGAGCATTGCTTATCGATTCCGGTCGTTTGCGCAGATCCATACGGGTAATAAAGTCCTCCAACGATGCGGTGGTAATCGGCACCGATGTCAAGTATGCCAAAGCCCAAAACGAGGGCTTCAGAGGCACTGTGGTGCAAAATGTAAGCGCACACCAGCGCAATGTATTTGGCAAGGTAAAAGGCAGCACAGGCCGCAGCAAAAAGGGTGTTGTGGGTACTGTAGGAGTAAGCGCCCATACCCGCACCATTAAGCAAAATATTCCAGCCCGCAGGTTCATGGGCCCAAGCCCATACCTGAATCAAAAACTTAAACGAATTATTGAACTCGAAATTTCTAAAGCCTTACGACCATGATGGACACCAACTATTTCGGACAACTTTTAATTGACCTTGCCGACCACATCAAAGAGGAAGTGCCTGCCATAAAATGGATAGACCAGGACTTCGGCCAGCTCGAAAGTTTTGAATACCGACCTGCAGTAGATTTTCCTTGCGTGCTAATCGACTTTGTGGCCACCACCTACGATCAGCTGGCAGAGCTTGCCCAGATGGGAAACATAACCGTAATGCTGCGGCTTGGCTTTGCTCCCTTTTCAGCATCCAATCAAGCAGCTCCATTGGATGTAAGAGAAAAAGCATTGGAATATTACGCCATTGAACAAAAGGTTTTCGAAGCGGTACACGGGTTTGAAACCGAATACTCCGGACCACTTATGCGAGTATCGAGCGACTCCGAGCAGCGGGATAAAGACGGCCTTCGGGTGCGCATACTTACCTTTACGGCCAGCTACGAAGACCTGAGCAAATTGCCGCTACGCACCAAGCGCACCGCAACGCTCAAAATTGAAAAGCCACCGTTTATGCCGTAAATGCTACAAACCTTGTCCATCAAAGCTGAATATTGAATATACATTTGTATATCTCTAAAAATCAGCATTTATGAACACACCCATTACCTACTATGGGGGAAAGCAGAAAATGGCTTCCCTCATAGTTTCTTTAATTCCTCCGCACCTTTTGTACTGCGAGCCGTTTGTTGGAGGTGGAGCCGTATTCTTTCACAAGTCGCCCAGCCCTGCCGAGTGTATCAACGATTACTCCGGGCATGTGGCCAATTTCTACCAGGTTGCAAAATCCGACTTTCCAGCAGAAACGACTGCACATGGTAGATCTTGAGTGCAACGATGCTTTAAAAGTAATCCGGAGCCGGGATAGTGAAAACACCTTCTTTTACATCGATCCTCCTTACTTCAATTCCGATTGTGGGCATTACAAAGGGTATACAGAGCAGAACTTTCGCGATCTGCTGGTATTGCTCAAAACCATAAAAGGAAAATTCTTACTCAGTAGCTACCCATCCCAAGCGCTTCAGGATTTTTCTGACGGCTGGTACCAGCATTCCATTCAGAAGAAAATAGCGGTTACCAAGCACACCGACAAAATGAAAACCGAAGTGCTGACCGCCAATTACAATTTTTTGGAATTGCTATAAATGAAAAAGCCCTCAAACGAGGGCTTTTTTGTTACCACTGAAGATGTGGCCAGAGTTTTGAAAGTGAATTTTTGGGTGGGGTTTCTTTGTTCAGCTCCTTTACCTTGTCGGCATTGTCGGCAAGGATGTCCGGAATTGTAACCGTGCTTAAAAAAAATTCAGTGGAAAGGCGTTGTAAAATACTGGAATATCTTAACTCAGAATATTTAAGATAGTAAACGTAACGGTTAATCAGGCATTCGTTTCGCTTGTCAATAAGCTCGGCACTGCGGCCTTTATGTTTGCCCGGTTGCGCTGGTGCCTGCTCTGGTAGCAGGTTGGCAAATAGTACAAGAGTTCCTCTTTGTTGATGCATAAAGTACCTTTCTGTATCGCTCAATACTAAAGTAGCAAAATAGAAAACACAAAAAAAGCTCCACAAAATTGCAGAGCCTTCAAAATTGTACCGTTCGGTTTTTATGCAAGATCTAGACCAATAATTCCAGCAATTCCATTCCATTTAAAAGTGCCAAATTCTTTAAATAACTCTCCTGGTTGAAACAAAGGTCCATCTATGGTTCGCAAAATTTACGTGGTTTTACTTCCTCATAAACCCCATCAATTAACTGCATTGCAGGTATTGATTCAGCCAGTTTTTTACTTATCGTTTTCATTTGGTAACAGAGCCTCTATTTCGTTCATTTTACGTTCTACTTCGTTAAGCCTTTCCAACCGTTGCAAAGCTCTGGAGTACGCAGCGCCAACGCTGTGGTAATCGTTACAGTAACGACTATCGGTATAGTAACAGTCTTCGTGGTTTTCAATCATCCGCTTTACCGTTTGATAGTCACGATGAATAATAGTGGCTATTTTTTGAAAGGGCATTTGTCCAAAAAATGTGTACTTATTAAGAAGCCAACAGAAAATGGCACGACCGGTTACGGCCTCCTGAAGTTTGTTTTGAGCAAACAGATCCCCAGTGTTTAAGGTTTCGGTAATTACCGATACCAACAAGTCTACCCGCTCTTGCTCCTGTTTAGTGAGGGGATAGTAGTTATTTTGTTTTACCATAGCCTTTTATTACTTGTAGTGTATTTCCTCCAACTGATATACTCCAAATAGTCTTGGTTTTCGATAGGTGGCATTGTATATGATTAAAATCGTTTTCCTCAACCCCAATACCCACCAATAGCCTGTACATTCGGTTTTTCCTTTTGGTGCTCCACTTTTTACCAATGTAGCCTCGTAGTTTTTTTGCAATTTCTTCTATCTCAATCATAGCAGCTGTCTATATAGTATGTCCACAATTTTACAGGCCAGCGACGAGTGCAACGGGTGATCAAAGGTTATGTCGTTCATGTAGTCAAACAAGTTGTAGGCTACCGATCGGCTGAGCAAGAAGGTGGCGGTGGCCTTTTTCTTAAGCACATTGCCCCGGCTATTTATCCGCTCGTACTTTTCGTACACTCGGTCGTGAATTTCCTTGAGCATAAACAAGTGAAGGTCGTTGTCACTTGCCTGCATGCACTCTACCAGCATACTGGTAAGATCCCACATTTCGTCGGTGTTAAGCTTCAAGGCAAACACCGGAGGCCCTTGCCTGAATCGGGTGAGTGCCTCGCCCAAATCCTGCCGAAGGTGTATTTTAGTAGAGGCCATATTGCTTGCGTTCGTGTAGTAGTTGAAAAGCCTCTTCCTTGTTTATTTCAAACCGCTCAATTATCGCTTCCACGTTTACAGATTCGTACCGTTCGGTTTTTAGTTTAAAATCAATGTGATTCAAAAACAGATGGAGCACAAATTGTTCACCAAAATAGATCACCTTTAAGCCGTGTTCGAGCGCAATGGCATGCTCTATTCGAGCGCCTTTACTTTCTTTCCAGCAGGTAAGCATAGCAATAGCATCGCATTTAAAAAGGTGCTTGATATCCTCTACCATGTACTCTTCCCAGGTAAGCCCAGGCGTTGGATTGATCTTCAATGGATTTACAGGCTCGTAGCCACCCATGCGCAGGCGGTTTTCTGCTAGCTGAAATTTATCGCGAGCCTCTTCCAACGGTAAGCCCGATATTTTGCCAGAGATGTATATTTTCATGCGAATAGATTTAATTGTTTGGTTCTCTTTTTGCGCTTTTTAAGTCTATCAATCCTGCACTGGTGCAACCACCCAGTTTGAAAAGGGCTTGAATAATTGTCAGAATACCGTCTATGGTGTTCGTAAATCCAAGCATCTGTGTACTCTTTTCCTTCTGCCTCTGCCTGACTGATTCCGCAATACACGTACTTTACATTGCCCCCTTCTAGCCATTTCTTGTTGATCCAGCGATGGAGATTGTAGCTACTCATGAATAAATGTTTCGTAAGTTTTTAACTCTTCAAATCCTTTCAAATCAGACAAAAAAGCCTGAAAGGCAGGGTCTATTTTGCTACCCTTTTTTTGAGCAATTTTGGCAGCTGTTTCTAACGTATCAGGAAGCACATAGAACAGTTTTTTTTGATCCATGCCAACCAACTTAATTCCAAGTTGAGCGCAGTTTTTAAAAGCAGCTCTTAGCCTATTTATTGCCTTTGTTTCTTCGTGTGTCATTTTTAAAATAAGCTTAATTGGTTAGGGTCAATTTCAAGATCACCTTTAAAGGTTTTCCATAACGAACAAGTAATCGGACAAGTTTTTTTGCCCCATTTGCATTTTGCACATTGATCTTCAAAACACATTCCTTCAGATCCGTTTGAGAAGTATGCCATAAAATCAAAATTTAAAGTCTGTCCAATGGAAAATAAATAGCTCTTCGCACAGCGATTTGGTACCACCTTCGGTCCAGTAGTCCACAAAGTCGGCTTCCGAATCAAAGCCATCGTACTCGTAAAACAGCTTGCGCTGTGCAGGGCCAAGGCGAAGGCCATCCACCAAAATTTCTACCCGTCCCGCTTCCCTAAGTGTTTTGCCAGACTTGTGAATAACTGGCTTACAAA